CTGCTCCTGGTTGTGGTAGTGGCGGGGCTATAGGAGGAAGCTTTGGCATAGTGTCCATATTAGGACTAAGTATTGCCGTTGCTTGCCCTCCTCCACCAATACTAGATATAAATAAACCATAATGAGCAGAGGCCCTATTCTGATTACCTGCAAACTCTGCATCTTTCATATATGCTCTATAAAGAACATAATCAATAATCGGGTTTGCATAAGTATCATCTAAATAACTTACTGCACTACTAACATTTGCAAAATCTGTCGGGCTTCTAGAATAAACAATCTCTACAAAGGCATTGCCTGCAACTCCCGGATATACATAATATTTTCTAGGGTCATCTTCATCAAACACATAATGTTTAGGAACAGTTGTATGTGCTGCATCTCCCGTAACCGTAGGATCATGCCAATTAGGCTCTTGTGTATCTAAAATCTCACGGTCTACTATCCTAATCACCCGTTTTCCCGTAGCGCTGCCCCCAGCCGCACTCATATTACGAACCACTTTTATTAGCCTTAACCCTACATCCGGTATGACTTGTTCGGTGCCTGTAGCCAACTGTACATTGCTATGGTCTGCCGCAGAATCTGGTCTTAAATTAACAAGCTCCCGTTGTGCATCATTCATATAACGCAATAACTCTGCATCAAGCCACCTAACCCCTGTAGTATCTTGCAGAGTATCTCTTATTCTTAAGAGCAGGTTAGCGGCTGTAATTGTACCCGCCATTTATAAATACCTCTTAATTAACTTTTCTCTGCTTCTTTAGCAGAGGTTTTCTTTTTTGGAGGGGGCTCTGGTTTAGGTTTATCCTTGGCCTCTGTACAACCTGCTTGTAAGCACAGGTACCCAAAATCATCTCCAACTTCTTTTACTTCCCCTGCCCGCACTATAATAGCAGCGCCCCAGGGAGAAGAGACATATATGTCCGTCTTTGCTGTAACTTTCAATTTTTTTCTCCTTAAAAATGTGGGCAGCCCCTAAGAGCCGCCCACAGACTCAACTTAGTATGCTACATCCAAGCGAATAACACCAAAGTCTTCAGTTGACCCGTTATAGTCACTGTTGTACTTAGGTTTCTTAAAGCCAAGAATCTTACCAATCGAGATACCATTTTGGTTTCCATAGTCGAAGGAATCTTCAACAATTTCAGGAAGCCCGATATCTGCCATCGCAAGAGCCTGAGCTCCGCAGAATAAGCAAGCTGCGCCGTCAATGTCAGCGTTTGCACCCCACTTATAGCCAGCGGATCCAGCATTACCTGATGCTCCAGAAGTCGCACCGGCTGTATTAAATACATGGCGGAATTCATGGATCATCACACCGTCAACCATTAAGCTTGAAGAGCCAGCAAACAATTCGTTGCTTGGTCCTCTTACTCCAGCATTCCTGACGTTAGCCAAGAAGTCTGAATCAAGTTTGAGGTCGGCCATGACTTGAGGTGTAACAAACAGATGATATACCTCGTCACCGCCAGCTCCTCTAATGCCACGGATATAATTATCCTTAGCATAGGCTTTTAGGGCAACCATTGTGCTATATGCGATAGTGTCAGCAGCTATAACAGCTGTAACATCACCAGCAACAAGCCCATTAGTTGCATCCCATCTTCGATGCCTGTTAGTGGTTGGTGAAGTAACGTCACCTCCAAAAGCAAGGTCACCTAGGTTTTGTCCAGTGTTTAGGACAGGCCTAGTTGCGCCATTGTTTTTGTATGTGTACGCAATACCAGCTAGCGTTAAAAACGCTACCTGATCTATACGATCAGCCATTGCATATGCAAGGGCATCACGCGAATGCTCACGAAAGTTGACAACTGATTTTTGATCAGCAAGACGTCCAGCAAGACGGTTTGCAAATCTCATTTGATCAAGTTGAACAACAATATCGTATGCTCTTAATGACTCTTCATTACCTTCGAGAGTGTAGTCTCCAATGATACCATCTCCAGTCATGTCAGCTAGAAGGGTTATTACCGCTCTCGCTCCTTTCTCAGATTTAGTAAGCTCAGAAATTTTCTGAACCATTGCATTAGGGCCACTACCCGCAAATTGGTTAATGAAGGACATATTTCGAGCAACACGCCAGAAGTCGCGGGACCAGATTGTGAGCTGTTCACTGGTCAGGGCCGCGAAGTTAGTATTTGCCATTTCGACAATCCTCCAAATTAATAGATTTTAAAAACCAAATCGACTTATTATTTGGGGCGATAAATACCCGTATACCCTGTATCGTTGGGATACGCTCTCGTAATTTTACGAATACGACTTCGCGCAGTTTTACGTCGGGTGCGGGACGAAGACGATTTTTATACTGAACGACCAGTGTTAGATATCGTTCTAACAGACGAAATACTCTTTTATCTTACCTTAACTTCTATCCAAAGTCACCACGCATTCTGCGCAAAGTCTCTTCAGGTAAGGCCATAAACTCATCATCAGACAAAACATCAAGGTTTACGGGTTTATCTCCACGGTCCCCGGCTCCTTCGCCTTTCATCTTAGGGGGTTGGGACTTAGCTGCGGCTACTTTTTTCTTAACTGTTGTTTTTTGTCTTTTTTCTTGAAGTTGTTCTTGTGTAACAACATTCTCATTACCCTGCAAAGTACCATTACCTGCTGTTGATAATAGCTCAGGTTTTTTTGCTGCTAGAGTATATTCAGTTGCTCGTGCTAAAGAATCAGCCGCTCCATACCCCTGCACCATAAAAGCATCTCTAAGTTCCATAACTTCTTGAGTTAAGCCTTCATCAAAAGTAGTACTGTTTTGGTCCAAGACAGGAAAAGTAGATTCAATTTCTTTAGCCTTAGCCTGCAGCTCCTGCGCTTCTTGGTTAGCTTGAACTGTTTGACCCATCTCTTTTTTAACTTCAAACATCATTTGCTCTTTCTCAGCTTGCCGAATATCATTTCGCATCTTCGTTGCCTGTTCTAATTCACCATCTAAAACTAATTGCTGATATTCCGTTTCTTTTGCAGAAAAATCATATTTAGGAGCCTCTGCCTGCGCTGCTGCTTCTCTTTGTTCAATATCTTGAATTTTTTTCTGCATTACTTTATTTTTAGCAAGCACTTCGTCCAACCGGGATTTCGGGACCATAGGGGCTTTTTTCTTTACGGGTTCTTCTTCGAGTGCCTCGTCTTCAACTCCTCCATCGTCTGATCGTGCAGTTTCTGCATTGTCTGATTCCAATGTTTCTTCGACAGCCTCTTCTCCGCTGTCATCTGCCGGTTCTTCTGTTTCAGCTTTTGCTTCTGTCTCAGGCTCCTCTGTGCTCTCTTGAAGATCAGTCTCGTCTCCAGATGCGACCGTTTCCGTTTCTTCTGCTTCTTCATTTAAGTCTCCTTCTTCGGTTTCAAAATTCATATCCACTTTAAAGCTTTCCGCGTCTTCTTTTTTTATAACATCTGCTCCTGGCATTCTGTCATATATAACAGCTCCTGCTGGATCTTCATTAGGGTTAGTTTTTTTCTTAGCCATTTTATTTACCTCCTGGTGGTTTCATAGCTGCAACCGCAATTTTGCTTGCGGCTTGGGTTTGAGTGTCCTGTGTCCTTTGTTGGTTAGTTAGCCCTGCTAACCTTTCGCGTAACTGAAGTTCTTCTCTCTTCATCTGTAATTTATTTTGTATTTCTGCCATTCTAAGTTGTGGGTCCATACTTGACATCTCCTCTGCTTTAGCTACATTTAATTCAGCTTCTGACTGTATCTTCATAACCTCTGCTTCTAGTTTAGCAACTTCTAACTGTATTTGTGTAATTGATGCTTCAGCCTGGAACTGCTGTAACTGAGCTTCAGCCTCTGATGGGGGTTCTGTGCCTTGCATTGCCCGTATTCTTTGGGCAACTTCCCCTTTGCGAGATAAATGAGAATAGTCAACTATTATATCATCTGGAATTGGTACCCCAACTTCCCGTAATTGCAATGCTTCCGCAAACTGCATTTCATCAAAATTGTCCCGAGCAGGACTAGTAGCAATCACTACGTCATATTCCCCTAAAGTAAGATCATTTATAATTTCACCTTCTGGACCTGTTTGATTAACTACCATCGGCTCACTACCTTTCATAGGATCAGATTCATTAACAATCTGAACGACCCGTTCCTCCGTATAATAAGCCTGCACCAAATTCAAAATTTTTTCCGCGAGATACTGTCTAGTTTTTGCCAAATTATCCAAGGGGACTTGAATCATTAAAGAACCCCTGTTTTGTTTTGCACGAATAGCTACACCTGAAACTTCAGGGCTGTCTGTGCCCAACATAGCATCACTAATACCACTGATTGATTTAATATTAAGGGCGGCTTTCTGACTTATACGATCTAAACCAGTAGGGATCTGGTTAGGTGGAATTTTAGCTGGCGGATTTGATCCTCTATTAAACTCAAGCACTAGTCCTGTTTCTGCGCCATGTTCTTCCAAATCATCGGCATCCATACCACTCAAAGAACCTGTTTCCACTATCCAACCGCTATTTGCTGTTGTATTTACAATATGAAGTTCTTGAGAAGAGATCTTGTTTAGTTGTTCTTGTGGAGATATAAGATTACGAACCATACCAAAGGGGCGTCCCCTTCTCCAGAACGGAAAATAAGGAACTAAAGTAAAATGATCATAAGGTGACCAATCATCATGTAAAACAACTAAATCAGCCGTTACTGTCCAACGTACCTTTCTAACCAGTTTTGTAAGAATTTCTAAACCAAACTGGTCTGCAAAACTTTCCCGTTTTTTCTTGGTCCAATTATAAGGTACTTGCCGCATATCCCCTGTAACACTATCAACAAAGAACATACACTCTTTTAGTCTATAATATTGACGTTCTATTACTCGAACCGAGCGTAATGCCCGCTGTTCTTCTGGATTAACCGTATTTCCCTGTTGATATTCAACGCCACTATAAGTATCACCATATCGAACTTCTTCATACTCTACTGAATCTGTGCCTAAAGCTGAACCCTGTTCTACAGTAATACGTAGTTGATCTGCTTTTTTCTGCCCATAAATCTCTTCTATTTCATCAAGGCTCATCCATCGTGTTTCATAGACCTCGTTCCACGTTCGAGGGTCATAATCTTTAGCGTCTGGGTCAATGAGAACATCCAAAGGATCTTTAGCTGTTATCCTAACTTCCCCTTGGATATGATCATCAAAATCTATACGAACATCAAACCAACCTCTGTCTTGAATCAACCCATCAGAAAATACTTGAGCTTCTACCCAATCCAACTTGTTATTATCAGAAATCTGTAAAAACAACTTGGTAAGGGTATCTGCAATCTCTTGTTTTCCTCTGCCTTTAGGTTTAAACGTTACATCTGCTCTACGTGTACTTTGTTCACCCAGGACCGTGTTGATTGTAGGTAAAATAGTATTAATAGTAAGAGCCGGGCGCCCTTGGTCATCTAATGTAGATAAATCAGCCGCGTCCCATTGTTCGCCTCTATAAAAGGCATCACAACGTTTTGCAACTGCAATATAGTCTTGATGCCCATTGTCGCGCGCACGCGTATATGCGTTCCACTGATCACGGGCTAATTGAAATTGTTTTGCTTTGCTTAGCTTTTTTTTAGGCTTGTCTGATCTGTATGCCATTAGGCGCTCATCGACGTTTTCTTATTATCACTTGTCATCAGGTGTTTTAATCTATCCCTCCAGGACGGCTCAGGTTCAATCCTATCATAAAAGGTTGCAAACTCAGCCATCATAAGACCAATCCACGCCAAAGCATCGACTTGGTCATCATGTATACCATTAGGAAACCGTAAAAGTTCAGCGATAAGAGGACCTGACCAAACGGGTTCCTTTGGAAAGTATACCATGCCTTGTTGCATTCTTCCCTGAATTGCGCGCGCTCTTGCTTCTTTATCTCGTCTACCAACTTTTAAATCTTTAAAATATGCTTCGTGTAGCCTGCGCTCCCGGACCCTCTTTTCCAAGAACGGCCCAATAGCCATCTCTATGTGACCCTTCTCTATTCCTACTATACCAGGTCTCCAAGTCTCATAAAGATCTAAAATCTGTTCTACTAGCTCAAAGCCATCGAACTTACCACGAACAACATCAACAACATACATATTATCGTATTCATCAACCCCGACCATAAGGCCAACAGAATAGTCATTTCTATCTCTCTGACCAATAGCGAGATCCCATGCGCAATAATATCGTAACTTCGACATATCAACGTCTTCATATCCATAATAGCGTATCATATCTCTGTTGAAATAATCACCTTCGTCTGCAACTGGGTTTTGTTGATAGAGTGCAACCCAATCTCTTGGCCCTACTGCTTTTTGTATTTGTTGCAAGGCATCTGCGTTGTAACGTTCAGGATGTAAGGCTTCGCCCACCTTCCTAAATTCTTCATTTTCTTCTGCAATAGCAGGGTATTTAACTACTTCCCACTGGTCTGCTCCTTTATCAGCTGCTGTCAATAATCGCCCTGCCAAATCATCATCATGCCAGCGTGTAAGTATGATAAGTACACCGCCCCCAGGGGCAAGTCGTGTATACGCAGTAGAAGTGTACCAATTCCATACGGACTCCCTACCGAAATCAGATTCTGCGTCCTCCCTGTTTTTTACAGGATCATCAATTACCAAGATATTGGCGCCTTTACCCGTAATACCTCCTCCTACACCAGCAGCTACGTAACCCCCTCCTTTAGTCGTGAGCCACGATTCAACAGATTGGCTTGTTCTATCCAAAAGAGTTTTTGCAAATATATTACGATAATTGGGTTCTCGCAGTAATTGCCGCACTTTTCTGGAAAAGGTCATAGCAAGAGAGCCTGAATATGAGCAACTTATGAACTCATGTTTCGGGTTATTACCCAAATGCCAAGCAGGGAAACAAATACTAGCTAAAGTGGATTTACCATGCCGCGGAGGCATAAACAACATTAATCTTGGTGATTTCTTATCTTCTACGGCTTGACTGAAATTTTCCAGTCTTTGACAAATATCCTTATGTACCCACCCTGCCATATAATCAGGATTGAAACGTTCTACAAAAGGAAGTACATGTTTACGGGACAGAGCCCGTAACGCTAGTTCCCGCTGAGCTGCCTCTTCTCTAGAAATTTTGGGCTCAGAAGTGGGAGTGTCTTCTTTCTCAGCAGGAACCGTTACTTGTTCTGCTTCGTCTGCTTTACAATAAACGCAAACGCCCCCATCAGGTATAAGTGTTTCAGGATAGGAAGTCAAACACTTCTTACATTCAATCTTTTTTATCTTCATTCTTAGGCATTAAGTACTGATTATCGACCCCAGCAATTTTTAACAGCTCTGAATCGGGTAAACGTTCCAATTGCTGTACATTCTTCTCTATATTTATATTTATTTGTGTTGCATTCTCAGGAGCATGTAGACCGTGAAGCTTGCACAACGAATCAGTGATTTTACACTCCTCAGTAGCGGTTACCGATTTACGGTGCGCTTCCAAATACATGTTTGTAGCAACACCTCGATCAAATTTAATCTCATCACGCAGCTCATCACGTAAATAAACTACAGCTTTTTGAATTTTGGGCTTTTTAAAGATTTTATACACATGTTCACTGTCAGAGTACCCCGCTGCACGACCCGCGGCGGCTTTCGACATACCACGGAGGAAAAAATGGATCAATCTTTCCTCTTGAGTGGACAATTCGTTCAATTCTATACCCATATAAGGGTAATGTGACTGCATTTCTGCCCTTTTTTCATCTGTTAGCTCCACTTTTTTACTTTTTTCACCCATAAATAAGTTTATTATAGTTAAAATTGTTCTTTTTTAGTAACAATATTCTTACACCACCAATAAAACTCACTTTCTCCAAGTACATGCTTCATTACATTTACACGGTAGGCCACTAATTGTATGTTTTCCGGTATATACCCTTTTTTTGGGTCTTTCCTATCAATACTAACATTAAAGTCCTGAATCCCCTCGCCCGTTTGCCAAGTTAAATACACACCAGAAAGGGCACATTGTCCCCCTTGGCCGTCCCATAATAAATATAACTGTTCAAGTTCAAGGTCCCAGGTTAACGGTTCGGGTTCCTTGGCTCGGGCATACTTTAATTTCGAAAAAAGTATTTTTAAATACGCATACGGCGAAGTACCGGATCTTGTAGTGCGTTGTGCACTTTCACACCGCTTACATGCCCTACGTAAATTTCCTACGTTTGTAGAGTGATACTCCTTAGTAGGCAGCTCTCTCTTACATTTTGCGCAGATTTTTTTGGGCAATTTTTTTCCAAAAGTATTTTTCTTCAAAAAGTATATCATAACTGCTCATGCATCTTCTCCTCGTATGTGCTATCGCACCCCGCGTCCGGCTTTTACGTTCCATGAAGTTCAGTGTTCGCGTTACAGTTTTGGAACCTTGTTTAGCTTTTTTCCCTTCGTCACACATCATGGTATCTCAACCCTCCCCCTCACAACTCGATAGTCGCGTAGGAACCGCTCCTTCGGTTGTGGGTGTATGATTGGATACCCTATAAAAGGTGAGATGTGTTTAATTAATCAATTTAGGAGGACATCATGTCTACATCTAGCACAATACAGAAAGCTAACTGGGATACCATAGCTACAGGCGGAATTAACAATGCAAAGGGTATTGACTTCTATGCCAGCGGTTTACTCAAGCTCATATTAGAGCGAATGAGCATGCCTATCAAAGCCTCTGCGTTTCCCGTTCTCGACACAAACAAACAGCCTACTGGTCGTTGGTCACTGAGAGTCGTTACCGGCACTTACGAAGCAACCATCGCTGACCCTGACGTTATTGGACAAACAGCACCTCAAGCTGATACCAACGGCGCATCTCTCGACATCGAGTAATCCCCACGCCCCGCTGGTGGCTCACAATAACCAGCACAAAACCCGAAGGCCCTACAGTCTTCAACCATTCATTAATCATTTAGGAGTGCATGCAAATGAAAAGCATAGCTGAAATCCTCGAGTCTGCAGGTGAAATAGCAGGCAAAACCGTGTCTAAAAGCCCTGAGAAATTCGCTGAAGCAAAAGCAATTGTTCATGGTCTAAGACGTAACTTTAACAAAGGCTATAAAAGAGCCCAAGTAGACATCGACCATAAAACTGGTCAACGCACTACTACTATCATAGACGAAGACGAACCCCGACAAATGGAGTTTCCATTCGAAGATGACAGTCCATTCTAGGAGAACAACATGATTGATCTAGCCTTACTGCTTCCCCTCATCATCGCAGTAATAATAGCCTTTTGTGGAATAATGGCTACTTGGCATTAAAAATGCAGTGTAAAAGCGTTTTTCGGAGTCAGCGGGTGGCAAAAGGCCGCCGTTGGCTTCTTTTTCAAGGATTTTGGCTCGTGTGCGAGCTGTGCGAGCACCGATTCATCGTTTCTGGACAGAAAACAGCCTTCCGTGTACCGCGTGTACCACAAGTGTACCAGCACTTTTTACAACTAGCGGTACACCGTAAACCATTGATTTCAAAAGCTTTGAACCGTGAACCGTGGACCGTGTACCAGGTGTACCAACTAA